ACCCACCTCGAAGAAGGGCACCCTTTCCCAACCGTAATAACGGGCAAGGACGGGAAGAGACCGGGGACGGAGAAACTGATGGATATACGGCCGATTGTGGGATGTAAGATATTTTGTTACTAAATGGACTATTTGGGATTTGGTGGGAAGATGAGGGATAATGATATGAAATGATTTATTTTTTTATGGCGGCGCAAAAAAGTTATCAACAGGTTTGTCGCAAAATAAGTTACATGAAAAACCTGTGGATAAAAAAACATAATCGGCGACAATTTTCATCAATAAAAATCGTAATTATATATTGTCTTATCAACTATTTATCATAGATAAAATGATAAAAAATTGGTTCCCACTTTTTGACCGAACTAGGAACCGAAGTGGGAACCGAACTAGGAACCGAAGTGGGAACCAAACTAGGAACCGAGTGGGAATCAAAATGGAAAATAAAGTCTTCAAATTTCCCTCCCTAGCCATATGACTTTACCATTGATCATTATATTATTAATAGTTGTCTCAATTGTTGGGTATTTTTTATTGTCGCTTATAATGCGAAGTTTTCCTTCCGGTAGAGGTTGGATTCTTTTTATCATAATTTCATCATTAATTGCGAGAGCATAAATTCCGCCTTGTGCTGACGTTATAGTACGAGAGTGGTCAATAAGAACTAAGTCTCCTGAATAGATAGTTGGTTCCATTGAGTCTCCTGTAACCTTTATTAATGATAAAAAACCTTCTTTTAGTTCCTTTCTTTTTATCCAATCTTTTCTAAATGCTACCATAATTTCAATTTCATTTTTTGGATATAAACCTTTACCAGCCGAAATTGCTCCTGATATTTGTGGAATTAGAACAAAGTTCTCATTGAATGACGGTTGCTCTGGGCCACAAACATCAGGATACTTTTCTCTAGCCCCCCGAAAAGGTTCACCTTCTCCCCTTAAAAGCCAATTTGGGTTAAATTTATATATTTTAACAAGATTTTCTATTATTTCACCTTTAAGAAGGCCTTCCTTACGGCGGTATCGTGCAATAGTATTTTTATCTGTACCTAATACTTTGGCCAGATCAACATCGCTAATCCCTTTGTCTAGGGTGTTTTCTTTGGGGATTATAGATATTGCCCAGGCACATCTTGCTGCTAAGCTATCCACACATATCACCTTTAAATATTTTTTTGTCCACTAAAAAATGCTTGACAAAGTATTTTTTGTGGTTTAAACATTATCTACAAAAGCAAAATAAATAGACAACGAGGCAAAATGACCCCCCTAGAAAGACAATTCGAATTAAGAAAAATTGGGCTAAACCAAAAACAACTCGCAGACATATTGGGTGTAACTCCCATTGCTGTTTCTAACGTCATCCGTGGCCATCGCGTGAGTGCCCGCATAATGCGGGCAATTGCCGCCGCGATAGGCCGGGATGTAACTCAAGTTTTCCCTGAGTATTTCCAGCATACTAATAAACTAACTAAACACATAAATCAATGGAAAAAAAGAAAAAAACATTAGACAACCAGTTATCCTTATTTGATTTAGTTCAAGGGTACCAACAGGTATCCGAGGCTGAGAAGCCACCCGGAAGTCTCAACATCGACCGCCGTTTTCGTGAACTTATCACGGAGATCCTCCGCCGTTGTCCCATATCACGCTATCAAGTGGCAGCGATCATGTCTGAGCTCACAGACACGGACATAACGAAATCGATGCTCGACAGCTGGACAGCGGAATCAAAAGTTCAAAACCGCTTTCCAGCTGTTTTTTTGCCTGCCTTCTGTAAGGCGGTCGGGACTGATGAGCCGCTGCGTTTGCTGGCAGAACTTGTCGGATCGTTCGTACTTCCGGGGCCAGAAGCCCTTCGTGCTGAGATTCGTCGACTTGAGGAAGAAATCGAAGAATTACATGCTGAAAAGCGTAAACGTCAGCTTTTCTTAAAAGAATTTGAAGTAAAGGGAAGGGGAAGATGAAAAGGATGGAATATTACGCAGATATAATACTTGAATGGTTTGATAGGGTCTTGTTTGGCGAGAAGGCTGAACGGATTATTTGGAATATTCTACTCATATGCATCGGTTGGTTGTTTGGTTATCTGTATTTCAGACTTCAGTAAGAGGTTGATATGCAAGCATTCACAGCATCCGAAATTGCAAGAATAATAGGGATAACAACAAGAGCGGTGCGAAAGCGCGCCAAAAAAGAATCATGGCCACATATCAACGGCAACGGCCGGGGTGGTGTCCATGCAAGATATCCTTTCGACAAACTCCCCCCCGATATTCAACGTGCTATATATAATAATAAGGAAGGGGCCCTGGAATTAATACCCCATCTCAAACCAGAAGTCGCCCTAGAAGTGCTCCACCACAGCGGGGGACAGGTAATGTCAGGCACTACTTCCTCCCTCCTGGTGTCTGGCTCGGGTGCCCGCCCGGTTCCTGCCCCGCCCTCCACCAAAGTGCCTCTCACAGGTATTCCGCGTGAGAGGCACTATTCTTTTGAAAAGCTGCCCGAGTGGTCGCCCGAGAGGGCCATATCGTTGAATACACTGAACAATCACAGGATCGCCCTGAAGCTCGCCGTGCTCCGCGATTTAGAGGATGTGCCCCTGGACTGGGGCAAAGGTAAGGACGCCTGGGTCAAATTCGTGGCCGCCAAACACGGGCTCGCCCGCGGGACCGTTTACCGTTGGCTCGCCAAGTACAACAAGCGCGGCATCGCCGGTCTGGAGCACCGTAAATCGTCCAGAGAGAAGCCGAAGGCGTGGACCCCCGAGGCCCTGGACTGGTGGATCGGCTTGACTCTCAAGCCAGAACACCGGAAGGTGTCTCTCCGTGAGCTATACGACAATGTACTTGTTATCGAGGCCCATCGACGCGGCTGGCGGATCGGCAGTTATGAGTCCGCCGTCTGGTGGCAAGAGAAGAAAGTTACGTCGTCCATGCGCGCCTTGAGAGATGGCGGCACACGGGCACTGGACAACATCCTACCACCTGTTTTGCGCGACTATTCCGACCTGGCCCCCTTTGAGATGCTGGTCGGCGATCAGCATCGGTTCGATTTCTGGGTTGTTGACGACGACACCGGTAGAGTATTCCGGCCAGAGGGTTATCTCTGGCAGGATCTTCGCACCCGCATAATTTACGGAGCCGCCTTTGACAGACGCTACGACGCGCACCTGTGCGGTGAAGCGCTCAGGATTGGTATCGGTGTCTTTGGTCTCTTCAATAGCATTTATACCGACAATGGTTCAAGCGAACTGTCGAAGTACATGATGAATATTCTATCGGCCATTCGTGCCCTGGGTATGGAGTGGCGCCGAACGATCGAGACGCCGATGGACATCCTGGACGTAGACGGCGAGGAAATTCACCCGGTAGTTGATGAGATCGAACCCGGAACACACATTAAAGCCATTGTTAAGAACGCGAAGGCGAAACTCATTGAAAAGACGTTTGATGTCATGGAAGAAATTTTACGCAGTCATTTTCGTTTACCAGGCAGTGTAAAACGTCTCAATGACGACACCACTAAACAGGATGTCGATCATGAAGAAGCCATGAGACTTGCCGAACAGGGCAAGCTACTTATGGCATCGGAATTCTATTTTAAAGTCTATCAAGCTCTCGATTATTACAACCGTGAGCGTCACCATCGTGGTGTCCACAAGGAATGGGTCTGGAGACCGAAGCCAGCAAAAACAACACCTTATGATTGCTTAATGTCTTGCCTATCGAATGGCTGGCAGCCGCGGTACATCTCATCAGAAGCGGCCGATATGATCTTTTTGGAGAGACGTAAGCGCGTGGTCCAGCGGGGTCGGGTAACAGTCGATAACGACTGGTATGAACACGATGCACTCCTTGAGATGCACGGCAAACAGGTTGAGGTACTCTTTAGACCCTATGAGCGCGACCTTGCTCTGATCTTTATGGACGGCGAGTTCATCTGTGCCGCCACACCCGTAGAATATTCATCGATGAAAGATAACGATCTGGCGACACGCAAGATACTGGAAAAACGGGCGAAACGACGGGCAATCGCAGAGAGATTCAGGGAATGGATCAAAGGTATCCCCGATCTACGCCAGTACTCCCAGGTGCCGGAGGCCGAGCGGGTGGCTGCGGTGGTCGGTAATGAGCGTCGGCGTCTTGAAGCGGCGCGGGCAAATGAATTCCGTCCAATGACCGCCGAGGAGCTGGCCGAGAAGATGGCCGAGCTGGAGAAGCTTAACGCGCGTCTCCCCGACGGGCGGACAATGGCAATCGCAATGGCCGCAATGGACAAGCCCCTGCCCGAGCGCCCAGATTTCTTCATATATGAAGAAGACAGATTTGAGTGGTGTATTAAGTACGAGGCTGCGGGAGGAAAATTATCAGACGAAGACCGCGCGTTCCTGGAGTCATATCTGGCGTCGATGACGCCTGAATCCAGGGCACGCTGGGAATTTGAAAGACAATTCAATGGAGGGAGGGTATGAGGCAGGAATTTGTTGAGACGTCCAATACGCGTAAGTTTTTCGAGATATGCAAGGAGCTTAGCGATCCTGCAAGTAAGATCGGGCCTTCACTTGCGATGGTAACGGGTCCGGCCGGCCGCGGGAAGACCGAAGCGGCACGTCGTTGGGCGACGTTAACGGACGCAGTGTATCTACCACCGCTGAATATCCGGACACCGGCCATGATTCTACGAGAGATTGCATTCGAATTGGCTGGCATCAAACCTAAGCGTTCAGAAGCATGTCTGGACATAATCGGTGAGGAGATGGCAAAGCATCGACGACTCGTTATCGTGGACGAGGCCGATCTTCTCTCGATGCAGGTGCTTGAGATGCTACGCAACGCTAATGAACGTTTCGCAATTCCGATTCTCCTTATCGGTGAAGATGATCTCAGGGGGCGTATCGCTTCCCGTCGGCGTCTGGCGAGTAGAATTAGACGCCGTATGGAATTCGGACCTGTAAATCAGCAGGATATTGCTTTCTTTTTTAAGCAATCCCTTGCCCCGGTTCCTGCCGACGTGACATCTATGATTCAGCAGTACGCTAAGGGTGATTGGCGTCCCGTACTTACGATAGCACTCGCCATCGAGCGTACGATGAAGGCGAGCTCAACGAATGAAATCACTGTGGAGATGGTGCAACATGTTCTGCAACGGGCGGCCTAAAACGGGTTTGGCGAACAGAATACGGGAATGGTCTATGGCGCAAGAGAAGCCATTTACCGCGCTTGAAGTTGCCATTGGGCTCGGCGTGCCTCCAGGACGGCAGCGTGAAGATGTGGCTAAAGCCGTCCGTGATTTTGTGCGACGTGGTGAAATCATAGAATTGGCACCGGATCAGAGGCGCAAGAGGAAGAAAAAGCGATTCTTGTACAATCACGAATGGAGAAAGAAGCAGAAAGGCGACCTCAATAGACGCATTTTTAAAGCCATGTACGTGTGTGGTTCTTTTACCGTTTCGGAGGTCGTTCGTCTGACGGGACTAAAGAGAGATTGGGTTGACAGGCTCGTTCCTAGACTCAGAAAGTCAGGTTTCATCATCCCGGTTGCCCGCCGTCTCTGCGCCCACGGGGCCGGGGCAGAACGTATCTACCATATCCCGGACCGTGACAGGTTCCGGTTGGAGGTTCTGCGATGATCACACACATACCGGGCACGGATGTGCCTTTAAAGGTTTACCACCCCACAGGGCAGCGGCCGCCGCTACAGGAATCCGAGGCCCGACAACGCCGGGGACTGTTGGCAAAAGTACACATTGCCAAGAAGGATCTTGGCTTGCGGCAGGACGAATACGAAATGATTTTGGCTTCTTTCAAAGTCGGTTCAGCCGCTGAACTGACCATCCCGCAGTTGGAACGGCTCATTAGATATTTGAGAAAACTGGGCTGGCGGCCCGTGCGGATCCGCCGTCGTAGGGCGAACGATGATGAGATTCGTTGTGCCCCTCTGCGCCAGCGTTGTGTCCAGGTCGCCAAAACACTACCTGACGGCGAGCGTCGTCTTGCCGGCTTAGCGTTAAAGATATGTGGAGTGTCGAGTCTCTCCTGGTGTCGTGACGCGGCTAAGCTGGAGCGTTTGCTCGCGGTGTTGGGGAATATCAGAGAATAACCTCGTAAGGAGGCCAATATGGATAAAGAAGCATTAAAAGGAGCGATGGAGAAGGTGCTGATGCGTCAGGCCGAGCGCGAAAGGTTACGGTCTTTAGTGCTCTCGGTACTGGCCGGCCACATCGGATCGCATAATGCCATCGGTATGGGAGAGCTGTATGAGGAGGTCTTCGGCGAACCGTGGCATAATCGCATCAATGATACGAGAGCGATCAGGCAGATAATCACCGACCTGAGATCTGAAGGTGTGCCGATCTGTTCGGTAACTAGCCAGGACGGAGGCGGTTACTACCTGGCCGCTGCCGGCAGCGAGCTCGCGGATTATCTGAGACGCGCCGAGAGGAGGGCCCTAAAAATACTCAAGCGCAACGCGCAGATAAAGAAGATATCCCTTCCGGACTATCTCGGCCAGTTGCGTTTAAACATGGTTGCGCATCCGGAGTCGGGCAATGGCGAAGCGGCGTGATGTGGATAATGCGCTCGTCCGGGCGGACGAGCTTCTGTGTCGTATCGGTATAGCGATTCAGGCGAAAGAAGCGCTGGAAGCGGAATATAACGCGCAGATCGAGAAGCTAAAAGCGGAATATGAGCCGCGACTGGCTGAAATCAAAGATAAAATTGCTTCTTTCGAAAAGAGCCTATTCTTTCTGCTGAAAACAGCAAAATTGGAACTCTTCGACGGACGGGATGCTGTCTATCTTAAGAACGGGGCGCTATTCCATCGAATCTCGGAACGGGTGACGATACCTAGAGATGCGCTAACAAAATGTGAAGAGATGGGTTTCTGGGAGGCGATACGAATCGTTAAGAGCCTGAACCGTGAGGTCGTGGAGCGGTGGCCGGATGAGAAACTGTTTCTTATCGGCGCCGAACGCAAAGCAATCGAAAAATTCGATTACGATGTGAGGAGGGAGAAATGAATCCTGAGTATTTTTCGATTCAATACGAGGAGTTAGGGCCTCGCCTGAAAACTTACAGGCCGGGCAGGAGGTGTGCAGTGTGCGGTCGTCCGCTTTCTGTATACAACAGCGGGAGAAAATGCTTCTGTCATCAGCCCGTTTCCTGCGGTCGTGTGCGCCGAGTGGATACGAACAGGAGGCGCAATGTCTAAGTGCCCACACTGCGGTAGGGAGATAGACCTTATTGAAATTACAAAGGAGAATATCATGGAAAACCAGCCCCAACTTTTCCCTTACATCATCGGAAAAGGAGAATTGGTGTTCACTTCCCGTCAGATAAATATGTTGCGGTCTTATGGGCCAAGCTTACAATGCGTTCAAACGCGTCCTTAAAAAAGAAATGAAAAGAACGAAAGGGAAGAATAGTGTCTAGGTGTCCACACTGCGGTAGGGAAATAGACCTTATTGAAATTGCTGAGGAAGAAAATCTCCGGGCGATAATCGAGCTGCGGGATGCGTTTCATCCTCATTCGCATCTCGTGTGGGCTTATGCAGAGTTATTCGGTGTAACTCCATTCAAATCTAAAGCAAGGAAATTACGGGCAATCCTCGAAGAGATGAAACGTTTATTTGAGTCTGAGTCTTTTACCTACAATAAAACGACATACCGTATCAGCAAAGCCGGGATCGCCGAGGCACTATCTGTAGTAGTCAAACGACACTTCTCGGATCGTTTAGAAAATCACAACTATCTAAAAAAAGTTATGATTTCCATTGCTGAACGGGAGGCACGGGAAGGTAGTCGCTTGGCGGAAGCGGAACTTCGGCGTAAAGAGGAACGTCTTTTAGCTGGCAACCGCTATCCCGAAAACGGCGAGCGGGTAATACTACCGAGAGAAGATGAACCGCCCGGGGAGCTCACCGAAGAACAACGGCGAGTGAACTTACAGCGTCTGGCGGGGCTATTGAAAAATATAGGGGGTTAAGATGTGGGGAGTGATTATCGGAATGTTTATCGGGGTGTGGATCGGCTTTTTTCTTGCCGCATTTCTTAGTGTGGCGAAAGATAGCGAATAGAACAGCGATCCTGTATCCCGAGCTCATTCAGAGAATTTTTCATTAAAAATGGTGATAGATTTTTTGTTAAGGTGATTATGCGCACGGCGGTGGCAGAAAACAATGATGCGATTATCAGATGTACTCATTGCGGTCGCCGCCTGGCAGATCTGCGTGGCCGGAGTTGTTCCGGTGACGTAGTGCTGGCAATCAAGTGTCCTAGATGTTGTGGTATCATGCGATTAACACCGCAACATATTGAAAAAATACTTGCAAATAAGAAAAATATCTAGTAAAATTTAGCAAAATTGGTGTCGAGAGCTCCAGGGAGAGCCAGCAGAGATCCTGCCGACACGAAAATGTTAGAGCCCCAGGGAGGGCCAGCCGCTAAGCGGTTGGCCCTTTTTTGCTTTGTGGAGGTCACATGAGCCGGGATGTTTGGGAAACTGTGAAGCGCCGCGGATCAGAACATTACAAGACTGGCGACGTAGAGCCTCTCGATTTGTTTCGTTCGGGGGGTATTCTTCATCACTTCGCGATTGCTTCCATTATCAAATATGCATTCCGTCAACGTAAAACAATTTCCGCATCCGATTGTGAAAAAATCATCCATTACGCCGAAATACTCATGGCTCTGGTAAATGACACAAAAAGAAGAAATGATAAATGAATTATACAACATAAGAGAATGTATAAGACGAGTAGCCGAATATATTCGCGGTGACAGTCTGCTCGATAGAAAAGCGGCAAGTGAAATCACGGAAGATGCCCTGGTTAGTACAACAGAGATGATACTAAAAATTAAGCACGGGATATGGCTAGTAGAAGAATAAACGATTGTTGTGAAGAGTTGCAGCTAAAATTTGCTGCCTTCGCCGTGAAGATGGCAGAGGCAGGTATTCCTTTCATGCTCACGTGTACGCTCCGCACCCAGGCGGAGCAGGACGCATTATACGCGCAGGGGCGCACAAAGCCAGGGCCGATTGTCACATGGACGCGTAAGTCAAAGCATATTGAAGGTCGGGCATTTGACATCGCAATTCTTCGGGACGGCAAGCCATGCTGGGATGTAAAAGCGGATGTCAATCAAGATTCTGTGCCGGATTATATACAAGCCGGCGAGATCGGCGAAAGTGTAGGTTTAATTTGGGGTGGTCGCTGGAAAAAGCCAGATTATCCACATTTTGAGGTGTGAAATGGATAAATATATTATTTTCTTCTTTGTCCTTGTTGTACTTCTACAAATAATGGACGTTATATCAACGAATCGGGCACTCTCTAGAGGAGCGAAAGAGGCGAATAAGATCATTGCATGTTTGATGGATAAAATCGGAATCATACCTGCATTGGTATTGGTAAAAATTTTATTCTTGGCCATATTATTAATAGCCGCGCTATTCCTTGAAGCATCACTGCTCATCCCCATTTATACTCTGATCATAATCTCCTACAGCCTGGTGGTTATACACAATATCAGGAGTGTGACATGATAGGTGGTATAAACATAGATGTTGGTAGTGTGCTGGGTGGTATAGGGACGCTTGCAAAGGACATTCGCTCCGCCATCACCGGCGAGATCAGCCCGGAAAAGAAGGCGGAGTTGGAGGCGAAGGCCTTGGAGATTGAGGCCCGGGCAGCCGAGGCGGAAAACCGCGTCAAAGAGTTACAATCCCAAGTGCTCATTGCAGAAATTCAGGGTCAATCCTGGTTGCAGAAGAACTGGCGACCCATACTCATGCTCACCATCGTTGCCATCGTCGCGAACAATTATATCTTCGTACCTTACATGCAATTGATGGGTTTGCCGGCTGTGATTTTAGATCTCCCCGAAAAGTTATGGAACTTAATAACGCTCGGTGTTGGCGGCTACATCGCAGGCCGCAGCGGTGAGAAGATCGTGGAGGCCTGGAGGAAGAAGTAGTGGATATTTTCGATCGGGCACAGCAGGAAGAGGAGAGTTTCCGCACGTATGCGCTCATGAGGCACTATGCCAATCGAGATGCCGTCAAGAAGAATTCGAGTCGACACTGTGTTGATTGTGGTTGCTCGATTGGCGTTGCCCGCCTGCGGGCCGTTCCCCATGCAGTACGCTGTGTAGAGTGTCAGTATAAGATGGAGCGAAGGAGCCGGATGTGGAAGAGTGGCGTCTTTTAGCTGCCTGTGCGTCATTGGTTGCAGCGACGAATGTGGTAGTGATGGCGTATGTGAAACATGTAATCGCACGGTCGTTATCATCACTGGAAGATAAATATGACGCAACTACAACAAGAGTGGAGCAGGTAGAGAAACAATTATATGAAATCAAAGCGGATTTACCAATCTGCTATGTGAGGAGAGAGGATTTTATAAGGCATGAGGTGGCGATCAATGCCAAGCTGGATCGTATCTATGACCGCTTGGAGAGATTAAAAAAGGAGTGAATCATGGATATAGAAAAGGCCCGTCGTGAAGAGCTGAGATGGCTCATTTTATGTGCGTTATATGCATCAAGGCCAGTAGGAGCATCCGAACATATCATACGTAATGCGATCGAGCCTGTCATACTTGATGTTACAGATCATGAGATCAGGCGCGAGCTCGACTATCTCGCAGAACGCGATCTGGTCACAATAATGAATCGTAATACACCGATCTGGATTGCCAAGATCAACAATCACGGTGTCGATATCGTTGAGTACACGGTAGAGTGTTTTCCGGGAATTGCAAGGCCGAAGAAATACTGGGGTGAAGATGCCGAAGCGCAGTAAAGTCACACAGTTGCCTCCCGAAGTGCGCCAGGAACTGGACCGCAAACTGATTGAAGGTGGGTTCAGCGATTATACGGCGCTGTCCGCTTGGTTGGCCGAGCAGGGCTATGAGATATCGCGATCGGCAATTCATCGCTACGGTCAAACTGTGGAGGAGCGCATCGCGCGTTTAAAAGCAGCGACTGACATTGCCGTAACCATTGCTGAGGAGGTGGGCGACGACGCGGGCAAGATCACAGATGCGGTAGTACGGATGTATCAGGAGCGTATCTTCAACGTGCTACTGGAGATGGGCGAAATCTCCCCGGACAGTGTGGACATCACAAAGCTCGGACGGGTCATCGCCGAGATCACCAGGTCGTCCATATCGCAGAAAAAGTGGATGGCCGAGGTGCGGGAGAAGGCGAAGAAAGCCGTGGAGAACATCGAGCAGAAGGCGGCCAAGCGCATGGACCCGGAGCTTTTGAGGATAGTCAAAGAGGAAATCTATGGCATCGCGTAGCCCTGTAACCCTTTACCCATACCAGCAGCGCTGGGTGGCTGACCGCAGCCG